AGTCGCAGCCCGATTCGCATCAATCGCGGCGCGGGTCCGTGCCTGATTTTCCTGGGTCGCCAAGCGCATCATCTCAGCGAGTCGATTTTCACGCCGCTGGGCTTGAGCACTCGTGAGGGCTTCCCCCGTAGTGAGCGCCGTCTGGAGTCGCCCTTCACGGAGTTGTGCCTGCTCTCCCGCGAGATCGCCCGCTTCACCCAATGCCGTCCCCAGTCGACCTTCGCGCTGTCGGGCTTGTTCTGCAGCCATGAGATTGGACTGCTGCATCGCTTCTCGATACCGCGTATCAGCGCGTTCAGCCTCACCCAATGCCAGTTGCTGTCCTGCTCCTGCATACATGGGAGCCAGCTCACCCTCCAGGCGCTGCATGTAGTCCAGTTCAGGTCCCTGTCCCAGCAGCCCACGATCAGCCATCGTCGCCTGACCCTGTGCCAACTGCGCTTGTCGGAAGGCTTCGATGGGGTCGCGGAGGGTTTCCATCTCCATGGCTCGACGTTGGGTATCAGCCGGGAGCTGGCCTCCCGAAGCCATAAGTTGTCGGAGGTTCTCTTGCAGGTCGGTCCCCAACGGTGTGGCCGCCTCAGCCGCTCCAGCCCCACGCGCCCCGATAATCTCTTCTAGGGCATCTGCAGTGGTAGACCCCAGCGGAGAGAGGTTCTCGGCTCCTTGCCCACCCTGTGCCATGATCTGGTGTAAGGCATCCTGCGTCCGCAGGCCCAGGGGTGAGAGGTTCTCTCCACCCACGCCCCCCTGGTCGATGATGTGCTGGAGGGCCTGGTCCGCACGACGTTGGAGGTTGGTTTCCTCTAACCCCCCTGACTCCATGATGTGGCCCAGCCGTGAGAGCTGCATCTGGGAAAGTGCATCCTGCCCCCACGTCTTTCGTGTCAGGTCAGCGAAGGAAGGGGGTGTCAATGGCATCTGGGATTCACGGTCGGCCATGTCACCGCGTCCAGGGAGCAGCCCCGAGAGGAGGGCCAACAACTGGTCCATCTGGGCCTCGTTTTGGGGACCCACACGCGGATCGTTGGTGCCTCCTGCTATTTCAGTCTGGTCAAATGGAATATTTTTAGCAGTCTGGTTCCCCAGGCTAGGAATATTTCCGTCTCCAGCCCCTCCGCCGCCGTCTCCTGTCCGCACCATACTCTCCCCCGAGTACCCAGGATTCCAGGGGAACCCGGCATAGGGGGCGGCCCCCGACAGCGCCCAGCCTGTCTGGTCGCCAGAGGGGTCTGAAATACCATACTGCAATCGCCAGTCCTGATTGGCCGTTTGGCCTGGATAGAGGTCAAGCCCATACCCAGCCCCAATTAAACCCGCAGGGTCAGCTCCGGGTCCGGGGGCGTCAGGGACGGAGCCAAAAGCCTGGATATATTGTGCGTCGTTGAAGCGGTCAAGGGGCAACGCTTCTTCACCCGCACCCGAGGCCCAATCCTGGTACTCCCCATAGGCCCCTTCAACATTACCGGGGCGGAAGTTCATGGACCAGTCACCGCCAATCGCTTCTGGCACATCCCAGGGGTTCATGTCGGCGGCACCGGGCCAGCCGCCTTCATTAAAACTTTCCCAATCCCCTGTGTAATCCTCAAACCCTGTAGCTTGGCCTAAATCACCGGAATAGCCTGGTCGTCGTGGCATGATGTATATGTCCTACCCTATATATGAATCGCCCCGGTTGCCGGTGCTGCCGATTGGCTACCATAGGGACTTAATCCCGCAGCTTGATGCCGACGCCTGATCTGGAGTCCCGGATTGGGGTTTATTTTCACCTTGCCGCCGATCGGTTGTCCGTACCCCATAGACACTGCAGGAGTCCCACCAATCTCCGAATGCGCCCCCGGTTCACCTGTTGGGGCATCACTGGGACCAAGGCCGTATTCAAGGTCCCAATAGCCAGCCTGGGGAGTGGGGTCTGTATGAATCCCACTTGCCGCGTCTGCTCCAAGTGCATTCATCCTGTTGGCGTAGGCGTTCGGAGGAAGCTCATCGCGTGGTGTCGGAGCGGTCGATGGATCATCAAACACGGGTGGTGTATACCCCGGCTGATTCTTAAAGATATCGGCGTTTTTCCCCATCACGAAATACCCAAAGGGGTCCTGTTCCACACCGAGATACCCTAATGCATTTGCCAGTTCCTGGAATCCTCCGCCGACAGCGGGCTGTGCGGGTCGTACCTGTTCGGCTCCCCGATAGCCCCCGGATAAATAGTCGAGATCGGTGAAGGTGCCCGGATTATTGGGGTCATACCCTTCCACCTGATGCGCCTGCGTGCGTCGTGCGCCTCCAGGGAACAGCCATTCTTTGGGCTGTGTGCCATACCGCTCTTTAGCGGCGGCTAGTTCGTCTGCACTCCCAGCAGCCTGAGCAAACGTGCGTCCCCCAGCTCCAAAATAATCTGTAGGAAAGACATCACCCCCCGCATGTGTGAGTTCAGGTTCCGGGAACCGGATACCTGGACGTGTGAGGTGAGCACCGGGACGAATCAGGGCCGGGTCGAGGGCTTGTGGCCCAATGACACCAGGCAATCCCCCACCATAATAGTTAGGGAGAGGCTGTACGAAGGCTCCGGGCAGAGAAATGGGCTGGGCTGCCCGTTCCTGGAGAATGGCTCCCAGGTTCTCGACGTTACTGAGGGCCTTGGCTATAGCCAGTTCGGGATGCAGACCCTCATCTGACCCCCAGCCACCTTGGCCATACCCCGCAACATCCTCATCCTCTCCTCGATTGGAGAAGTAGTTAGCGAGTGCGCTGCCTCCAGCTATCATCCAAGGTGCCGCTGCTCCCCATGGCATATTAGTTCTCCCCACTCAAGTATATCATTGGGTCACGTCCAGTGTGATCATGCCCCGTATATCGACGTTGTTGGTAATACTTGAGGGCCATGCTGCATGATCCGTGCGGTAACAATAGAGCTTGGTAGTACCCCCGGTGGTAATATAGCCCTCCGTATCCACCGACCCCCGGATGGTCAAGGGGCCTGTAAAGGTCGTGGCACTGGCAGCCAAGCCTTTCGGCAACGCAATACGCAGTTCATTCCCCATGCCTGACCCCGTGGTCGTATCTTCCAGGAAGAAATTCACCACCATGACCCGTCCCAGCTTGCTGTATTGAAACAACTGCTGGTCGGCACTCGCAACTGTCCAGGTGCCGGTGTTGGCCGTGAAATTCCCGGCTGCAAAGGGCACAGGCTGCCACGCAAAGGTTTGCTGCATCCGTTGGAGGCGCTGGCGGGTGTCCAGGGAGGTGGCATAGAGTTCGCGCACCGCCTGCTCGGTGTGACGTCCCGATTCCTCCCGAATCCGGGCAAAATCAGGGGGGTCGACACGCAAGGGGATATTACTGCGGGCCATTACATCCTACGCTCCGCTCCCGGCAGCACCTGGAATCCCAACGTCATCCCTTCCAGACTCCAACTGCCGTCAGTCGCGTCATCACTGATACGAATCCGACAGCCAACATCCTGGATATAGTCTCCACGGGTGCCTTCCATGGGGATGATTTTCTGGACGGATTCATAGGGCACCGTAATATTGGAGTTGGTATTGGTTTCCAGGCCGTTCCCGTCGGCTGTAATCAACTGTAAGCCAACTGGGAAGAGTGTCTGGCTGGCCCCACCCCGACTCACAGCATCATCGGACGAATCTGCGTCCATCCACTCAATAGTCAGCGTCACATCCGTATTGGCTTCTGCAATAATATCCAGCCACCGATAACGCTTTATAAACGCCATGAGCTGCTGGGGCGCACGGACATCCCAGGAATTATCGGTGCCATAAATGACCTTGGTCATCCAGCGGGCCGGGATATTCTCCCCATCAAAGCTATCGCCACTAAAGAACTCGTAACAGAAGCCGCCTTTGCCTGTCTGGGCCTCACCAGTCAATACCACCTGGGTGTCAGTGGCTGTGTCGACTGTGGTGGAGGCGGCCATGGGCATATCGGGCCAGACATACCAGACCCCCCACCGATAATTCCAGACCACGGCCTGATTACACTCCGCTTGCAGCCCTGACGCGGTGGGACCGGGGAAAAACCACACAATATGGGCATTTTCCACGTCATGAAAGGCGTGGACCTTCGATGCCTGGGCATAGAGGAAGGTTTGGAGCGTGGTTTTGACAGGTGTGCTAATAACCGTATCGTTCTGGCCGTCAAAGATGCGAATATCGCCCAAGGGGGTGAAATACGCCAGCATGACCCGCGGCGTGGTAATGGGCTGCCCGGATGCGTCTGTATACACAGCCCCAGCCGGAATTTTTAGAATAGATCGTTGGGAGATGGCTCCAATCACCGCATTGGACTTGGAGCGCACCCAATCCATCACGTTGCCAATGATTTGCCCGGTGCCAGTGACCGTCCAGACGGATCGTTCATGGAACACGACCAGCATGTCCTCGAAATCCCCCACCATCCCGGTGACGACGTCCCCCACAGAACTCTGATCGGTAAAATCGAGATAATTGTGGCTTCCCACTTGATCGGCAAGCCCTGGGTCGGAGAAAAAGACACGACGGGGATTGGTATCGGTGCGTCCCCACCAGACCCGTTGTTTATGTGGCTCACAGAAGTAGCTCCCTGTCGGTGGCGCATCGCCGTGCTCTTGTAAAAGGCGATTTTCCAGGATATCCAGGTCAGACGCGTTGTCGGTATAGCTGGCTGTCGTGCGTCCGTCAATAAACGTCACGAAATAATAGTTAGCTCCGGTGCCGGTGGTGCGATACAGCTCATACCCGGTCACATCGGTGTCGCTGTCAGCCGTCCAGGAGAGGTTTGCCTGCTCATTTTGGAGCTGGATGATATTACTGGCGACGGCTCCTGCCGATCGGACCTCTGCCGCGTCCATGCTGACCATCTTCCAGGTATACGACCCATTGAGCTGGCCCGTGTCGGTATTGACGGCGGCGGTAATAGTCGGGGCGCGTCCGGTGGCTCCAGCCGTGGACAGGCTTGACCCATTCCATGCTCGTGGTGCGACCACGCCATTGGTAAAGAAGAGGGTATTCCCGTCCTGTGTGAAATCAGGCAGCGACCCAATAGACCCACTCCCCAAATCAGCAATAAACGTCCAGTTCGCTCCCGTGTCCGTGCTATACCACAGCTCGTATTCACTCGCGGCTGCTTCAAACACCCCCAATAACTGCCTGGTGAAGCTCGCCCCTGTCTGGCGGTAGGCTCTGAGTGCGCGGAGCCGTGTTGCGGCACTGCCGGTGTTGGTCGTGACGGCAGAGGAGTTCTGTTTCGCGTAGCCTGCAATCTTCTTGGCCCGTCCGAGCTTGTCAATCCACAGATTCCGGGAGCCACTGGAGGAATAGATGGCTGGGAGGGCGACTGAGTGAATCCCCTCCTGGGTGCCCAGGAAAACGGAGAAGACTTGGGTGACGATTGGATACGCCATTAGAGCACCGACCCCACAAACAAGGCCCCACCAGAGATATTACGGCGTAATGTCGCACCCTGCTTCACGGCACAGTCAGTGTAGCCCCAGGGGTCGTGCACACGCCCCTTCCAGTCCCGACTAAAGATTAAATCGACGTCGGTCACACTAGCATCTTCCGGGTAGACCGTCATGACACACTCGCCAGTGGCTTTTTTGACGTGATCAGCACGGCAGTGAGCCGGGGCGGCGATGACACGCCGGGATTGGTGTGTCTCCCCGCCATGGAAAATCTCGTCGTAGGCCATGACGTCAGGCGGGAGGTCACTGATGAGTCGGGGAGCCAGGTCAAATCCTGGGGCATCGCGGAACCGGCCTTCCAGCCACACGCCATGACTACACATAAAGGTCGGCATCTGGCGGGCGATGGCTGTCTGGGCTAAATACAACGCATACCGCCAGGGCAGATTCGTCCACTGCTCTGGGTGGTTCATGCTGCTCACCCGCGTGAAGCCGTTCCATTGCATCCCTGGTGGTTCGCCACTCCACCCGAGCCGACGTGGTCCCCGTTTATAGCCTGTCGAGAACGCATGACGGGTCTGATCCCCCCAATTGTTTGCACGGCTGGCATGGACGAGATAGAGCTGCTGCCAGTCCGGTGTCCACTTTGCCAGCTCATCTTTCTCCTCGCTCCCGCCAGCGCCGTCTGCGGCACTGAGAGCATGGAGGACGGTGGGGTTCCGATTCCGGCAGATATTGACCCATTTTTCTACTACATCTGGGTTGGGTTCGCCCGTGTGATACGCCTCATTCAGCCCCTCCACCAGCGCAAACCACTGCGGATGTGCGGCTACCACCCCAGCCATCCAGTGCCATGCGTCGGTCATCTGCTGGGCAGGCACGTCTTCCGCCGACCCCAAGGCCAGATGCCACCGCAGCCCATAGTCTTCAGCCCCAATCCGTAGGCACTCCGCAATCAACTGGCGATGCGTGTCATTGGAGGGGTTCAAGCGACGATTGCCCCAGTAGCGGTGCTCCTGCCCACTCCAGCGGATGGACCACCAGGATCGCAAGCCACTGTAGCCATGGTCACGGAGGTCGGTGAAGGCATGATGCACACGCTGTTCCAACGCACGGTCCTGCCGCTCGCGTCCTTCCACGAACAGCATAATCAGGTCCCCGGCATGGCAGAACAACGGCACACGCCTGCCGGTGTCATCCCGGAACGCCATCCCATCCACCCCAAGCTGTCCCTGTATGGGGGGGAGCGGAGGAGTCGTTGCCGGGGGAGGCAGAGGTGGAGGCTGTATCTCCCGGTACTCCTCACTCCGCTCTAACCATGCTACGAGGTCGTCGTAGGTATATCCCCGGTCGATGATCAGGCGCAGGGATTCCGCGAGGCCATGGTCATCCACGGGACGATCAAGGACCGCCAGATAGGCAGTGCGTGCCTGTTGAATCGCGTCAAGGTAGGTGGCATGGTCAGTCATTGTTTGAGCTGCTGCACCATGTGCGTGAGGGAATCAATATCCTTCCGCACCGAACTCATTTCTGTGCCCAAATACTGCAAGCGCGTCTCGACTAACTCTCTGCCCATGTAGTCCTTGAGACGGTCGTTGAGAATCTCCCGCACCGCATTGACTGTAGCCAGCCGCACATAGGTGGCCGCGCAGCCGGTGATAATCAACACCGCCGAGATAATCGCGGCCACTTCAGCCCAGGAGATAGAGATCATGGTTCTTCATCGGGTGGCGTGTCAGGCTGGAGACGTTCGACCAATGGCCGACCCGTCGCCTCGTCGATCTGCATGTACGGCGGAGACATATGATCGTCGTACCTGTCGGCCACAACGAGCCAATGCACAGTGTCTGTCGAGGTCACATCCTGACAGGTAATTGTGAGGGTGTTCCCGCTAATACTCCCTTTCACGGCACTCCAACCCGTGTCGTTTTGTATCCAGATTTGCGGGTCGCGTGTGAGTGCGACAAACGTGCCATCCGTTTGCAGGCTCACCGCATCGAGGTCCACCGTCGCGGTCCCTGCAACTAAATCCACAGCCCCGCGAAAAATCAAATCCGCTCGCGGTCCTTCTGTCGCAAAATAATTTAGCGTGTGAGTGTCCTGCAGGACAGGGTGGCAGATACGTAGCCATTTCATCCCCTGTCCGCCAATGGAAAAGTCATAATAATGTCGCATACTAAGTCTCCTTTGGCGTGTCCGTCAGTCCAAAATCCTTGTGTAATGGACGGATAACGAGGCGATTGCGGTTTTATTTTGATACACGATGTTCCCGCTCTCGTAATAGATGTTGATCGTCGAGGCGTTGTCTTTCGTGGCAGAGTACACGGAGTTCCCCGCCAGCTTAGTCAGGGTGTCGTACGAGCCGTACCAGAAAAGCGCGAAGCGACTGTAGCCGTCACGCATGGCTATCATGCCTCCGCCAGACCCAGATGCCCCGGCGCTCGCATACAAGTTTGTCGTACC